CCACTATAACAATTTTTGGTGTATTTTAAATAAGCATCCTTTATGTCTACCACCTTATATTGACAAGTTTTTTTCTTAAATGGGTCACCACCAATCAAAGGTGTATCAATATAGTAACCATTTTTATGTATTATACTATCACTTGTGAGTTTTAATGTACTTTTACATTTTTTATACTCAACCATCACCACATTCTTTGAAAGAAGATTGATGCTATTATGCAAGCTTATACTAAAAGCCACAACAAGAGAAGTGATTAGTATGATTATCATACTTTTTTTAATTTTTTTCATGTTTAACTCCATAAACCTCGTTAAAACCATAAAGTTCATTTATTTTTTTATGATTTTTTAATAAATTCTTATAATCTTCTGGCAATTGTTCCATCAGCTCAAAACTTAAATCCCTAATGTTTTTATGTGCTGATTTATCCAATCTTAATATTAAAAAATTAACTAAACTCCTAAGGTTAAAAGTAAGTTGCATTTTATAAATATAAGAAGCTGGTAACATCATAGATATGTCATCCATTGTATTTTTTTTATCTTCTAATAATTCAAGTATTTTATTAATATAATTACTCATTGTTTCATCAATTTCATGGACACCAGTCTTTTCAAACTCAATTAAATCTTTTCTAAGTGTATACCTACTTGATTGAACCGTCATTGAAACACCTATTCTATGCCTTGACAGCTCTAATAAACATTTTGCGGAACATTCTACATCAAATGTCAATAAAGAGTGTTCAAGAACACTACTATGGTTTCTACCAAAAGCAACTTTTCTAATTAATTCTAAGTCTTTTTTTCCGATATAGGTTTTATTTTTTGTGTCACTTCTGGAATGTGTTTTTCTTGAATACCTTATAGCATTGGCTATCAATAAAAGCGGTGTGTATTCTAATAATTCTACTTTCATCATAATCCTTTTTTAAATTACGCAACAACATTATTACGTGATTAATTATATATATATATTTTTATTTTGTAAAGGGTTTATTTTTTTAGATGTTATCCGAAAACAACTATATAGATTATTAAAAATTTTAATATGAACATCGTACCAACAAACATTAAAGATTTTAATATATCCATGTAGCCCCCTAAAAAAAATAACCAAGTTATATATATAATGATAAAATAAATTGAATTTGTCAAGGATAATAGTAAAAAAACATAAATATATTAAAATTAGGGATATAAAATGGGAAGATTTAAACAAGGTAGGTATGAGGTACAAAATCCTAAAAAATATAAAGGAAATCCTCATAAAGTTGTGTATCGTTCAGGATGGGAAAGGGATGTTTTTATATTTTTAGATAATAGTGATTCTGTTGTTGAATGGAATTCTGAATGTGTTATTTTGCCATATTTTGATAGTACTAAAGTAAAGAATCGTAAATATTTGGTTGATGTTTATGTGGAATTTACAAATGGTAAAAAATATCTATGGGAAATAAAACCAGCAAATAAACTAATAAAACCACCAAATAATAAAACAAACCAATTAATTGAACATATTAATATAATGGAAAAAAAGGTTGCAGCAATGAATTATTGTAAAGCTTTAAGGATTCAAGGGATAGATATTAGTTATAAGTTTGTTTCAATAATTAAAGGTAAATTCAGAATAATAAGCCCTTAATTTTTCATACTATTCCTTGAATCCTGTTTAAGGTATCTGTAATTTCACTCATAAACCCTCAAAAATAAATATAAATATATTTATTACATAAAGGAAATTATGAATAACTTAAAAAAAATAAAACTACCAATTACAAATATTGAAATAACACTTAAATATATTACTTTAGAAAACCATAAAAAATTAAGAAAAATGTATGATGTTAAAAAAAATGAAATTGAACAAAGTGAAATAATAAATGATTTTTTAAAAAAACATGTAATAAATATTCCTGAAGAATTTGACTGGAATTTTATTGATAGGAATTACTTATTATTTCACTTATATAAATTCAGTAATGATGGTGTTAATTTATTTGGTTTTGAAAGATGTCCACATTGTGGTGATAAGGTTTATTCTACACATTTTTTAACTAATTATGATATACCATCAGAGCTTAAGAAAAATAGTTTTTATACATTTGTTGTTGGTGATGACATTATTAAAATAAGAACCCCTGAAGGTGATAAAATTGGTAATATATATAATTGGATTTCAAGCATCGAAAATTTAAATACTAATACTAAAATTGAAGAATTAGAAACCATTAAAGAATATATTAATACAGGAATTAAATTAAGTAATGGAAATCAGATTGTAAACATTCTTAGAGATAAATTAAAAAAATGTATGGATATAGGTGGTTTTAATTTTAGTAAAAATAAATCTTGTATGAATTGTAAAAAAGAAATAAAAAACACAAAAGTTAGTTATCGTTTAATTTTTAATTGTTATTTGGAGATATGATTTACACTAAAAGAATTAAATTACCATTATCACAAAAGGATATCACCTTTAAAAGGCTTAATTTTAAGGATTTCAAGGCTTTCTTGTATATACCTGACACAAACAACACCTTTAATGATTTTCAGGTTGTAGCGAACAATTTTTGTGATGTAGACTTATTAAATAATGCAATAAATGATATTGATAAATTATATTATATGTATAGTTTGATTTTTTATGCAATGGAAAATTATATTGAGTTTAATTTAGAGTGTCACAACCAAAGATGTAAGACTATTAATAATTTTGATTTGGATGTAGATGTAACAGAAATAAATACAGATATTGGTTTTGATGATTATAAGATAAAAAATATAAATGGTGATATTCAAGGGTTGGTGTTAAGCAATATGCGTTTAGGGGATGCTAAAAAAATACAAAATAAAATAGACAATAAAATAAATGAAATCAAAAACCATGTGTTTGTGAAATTTGATAAAAAAATAAATTGTAATTATTGCAAAAAAGAAATAAAACTAGATTTAGAATTAATGACATTTAAGGATTTGTATCTGTTAATAAATCACTACTTTTCCTTAAAATGGTACTATCAAAACATACAGATTCTAAAGAAATTTAATTATTCTATGTTAGAAATAAATGATATGTATTTGTTTGAAGTTGATATAATTAAAACAAGTGAAATCTTAAATATGGAGAGACAAGCAAAATGAATATAAAATGTGTGCAAGAAGCAATAAATGATAAAAGAATTGAAGCTGGAAACCTATCTGATGGGTATCATACTTTTAATGAACTATATGAATTTAGAAAAGTATATAATGCAGCATTGTTTAATGAATGGGGAAAATTAGGAAAATATGATGTTCACAAAAGTAAAAAACACTTTGATGGAAATGATTGTTTTGATGGTGGGTGGTTTATTGTTGTTGCTATATTACCAAGTGGACAAATTACCAATCATTACGAATTAAAAGATTGGGATTTATTTAATATACCTGTTTTTGAAACTGCTAAATATCCGTTCGATGGTCATACACCACAAGATGTTATCACACGTTTAAAAAACATATAATTATTTATTGTTGGCATATCTCTAAAAGTATGTTATTATTGGGTAATCGTTGAAGGATTGATTATGAAAGTGAAATGTGAAATAATGAATGGGGATGCACTACAAAAACTGAAGGAATTGAAAACAAACTCGGTTGACATTTGTGTTACTTCACCACCATATTGGGGATTAAGAGATTATGGTGTTAATGGACAAATAGGTCAAGAATCTGATTTTAGAGATTACCTAAAGAATTTGATTATAATATTTGATGAAACAAAAAGAGTTTTAAAATCTGAAGGTTCTTTGTATGTTAATTTGGGTGATACATATGCTGGAACTGGGAATAAAAAAAACCATAAAGACCCTAAAAACAAGAAGGGGCGGACCGGTCAAGAAATTGCTAAAAACAACAAAGTAAAGGGTGTTCAAAGAAAGTCTCTTATTGGGATACCTGAACGTTTTATGATAGCAATGATTGATTCTGGCTGGATTTGTAGAAATACTATTATATGGGAAAAACCGAACGCCATGCCTTCCCCTGTGAAAGATAGATACACAAGTAGTTTTGAGAAGATATTCTTTTTTACAAAACAACAAAAATATTTTTTCAAACAACAACTTGAACAATATACCGCACCATTAAATAGGTGGGGTGGTAATGATATGGATGGCGTTGAATCTAAATGGGATGATGGTGTTGGACAATCACTTGGTAGAAAAAGAAATCTTAGACCAAACCCTAAAGGTAGAAATAAAAGAGATGTATGGAAAATAAACACTAAAGGATATAAAGATGCTCATTTTGCTGTTTATCCATTAGAGTTAATTAACCCTATAATACAAGCTAGTTGTCCACCAAATGGTGTAGTTCTTGACCCATTCGCTGGAAGTGGTACAACTGGTGTTGCTGCATTACAACAAAATAAAAATGCCATA